TTCTCATTTAAGTTTAAGTATTGAAGACTTTGATAAATTAAGAATTGAATATTCAACAGACCAAATAAATAATGTTCTTGATAGTATAGAAAACTATAAACAAAACAAAAGTTATTCTTCGTTATATTTGACGGCAAAGAATTGGTTGAAACGCGACGTACAAAAAAACGAAGTTGAAACAAGCGACGATAGGTTATACAAAAATGTAATGGCGCGAATAGCAAAAAACGAACAAATCTTAAAAGCCAAAAAAAATGATAATTAAAAGCGGTTCTGGAATCAATTATTTATTGGACTATAAAAACGGAAAAATAAAGCAAGGTTTACAAGTCGGTTGTTTCTTAGACGAACATTTAAGATTCAAACCAAAACAACTAAACATAATTTTAGGACACGACAACGTAGGCAAGTCGTATTGGATTACTTGGTATTTTTTAACTTTGAGTTTAACGAATAATTTGAAGTTTATTTTATGGAGTGGCGAAAACCAGCACGGGCAAATTTTACGCGATATGATTCAAATGTATTCAGGAAGACCATTCAAGGAATTAAGCGAACAAGAAATTTTAACTTACTCAACTTATTTAGAACAATCATTTACTTTTATAGATAACTCAAAACTTTATAAGCCAACTGAATTACTAGAAATTTTTAGAGCTTCGGACGCGGACGCTTGTTTGATTGACCCTTTCACTGGCTTAGATAGGGAAATGAACTATGAGGGAAATTATCGATTCTTAAATATGGCAAGGCAATTTGTAAACGAAACGGGAAAAACAATCTACATTAACACGCACCCAACAAGCGAAAGCGGACGTAGTGGTAATTTATACCCAGAGCAGCACCATTGGAAAGGACACCTGAAACCACCATTAAAAGACCACGTTGAGGGCGGTAAAGCATTCCTTAATCGTTGCGACGATATGTTTGTAATTCATAGGCTTATAAAACATACAACTATGAAATTTGAAACAATGGTAGGGGTTGAAAAAATTAAAGATACGGACACAGGCGGTAAGCATACTGAATTAGATATTCCCGTACTTTGTAATTATAATTACGGGGTTGGGTTCACGATTCAAGGGGTTGACCCTTTGCAGAAATACCGCCCAAAACAATCGCAAATTTTTAAGCAACAAAAAAAACTTGATATTTGGGACGAATTAAATAAAAAAGCAAAACAATAAAAATGGAAATTAAACTACTAAGCGCAACCGCTATTTTAAGAAAAACTTTACTTAAGTTAAAAATAAGCCGCGAGGAAATCGAAGAAAAAAACGGACACCGAACCGACTTGATAAATTCAATGCTTGAAACTGAAAACGAACTTTCCGAAGTATTAACAACTTTTTTAGTTTTGGAAAAACAAGCTCGTATGTTTTCGTCCAGCTCAATCAGGTTGGAACAATTAAATTTAGAGTTAAAATTTAGAATTAAAGAACTTGAAAACGAAATTAAAATAAATAATTTTTAAGATGAAAAAATGTAAAAATTGCAAGGCTGAATTTACGCCAATAAGATTTAATCAAAAGTTTTGTTTAGATGAACCTTGTATAAAAGTTTGGGTTAACTCGCAAAAAGAAAAAGATTGGAAAACACGAAAAACCGAATTAAAACAAAAGTTACAAACCGTTCAGGAACTTACAAAATTAGCGCAAACGTATTTCAATAGCTACATTAGAAACCGAGACCGCAACAAAGGTTGTATTTCCTGCGGTACTCAGTTAGGGCAAAAATTTGACGCTGGACATTATTACTCAATGGGTGGGCATAAAGCCGTTACATTCGACGAAGACAACGTACACGCTCAATGCGTTTATTGTAATCAATATTTACACGGTAACCTTTTGAACTACCAGATAGGAATACAACAAAGAATTGGCGCAGAACGATTGATTGAATTAACGTCAAAAGCTCACGAAACACGAAAATTTACAAGGGACGAATTAAAAGAAATAATTAGCACTTACAAACAAAAAAACAAATGAAGCATAACAACGATTTTAGATTTGATTTACAAGTTGGACAAACTTACGAAAACCAATTAGCCGAATTATTACAAAAAAAAATAGAAGTCAAAAGAGATTTTAAGGCAATTGAAACGGGCAATATTTTTGTTGAATATCAAAGCCGAAACAAACCAAGCGGATTGGCAACAAGCGAAGCTCATTATTGGGTTTATTGGTTGAGCGAAAAGCATTTTATTACAATAGAAAAAAACGAATTAAAAAAACTTTGTAGAAAATATTTAGGAACAAAAAACGATGTTTTAGGCGGGGACAACAACACCAGCAAAGGAATTTTATTACCGATAATAGATTTCTTAAAAATAAATTAAAAAAAATGTTAGAAAAATGTTAGAAAAAGTTTGTATGTTAAAATAAAGTATTATATTTGTGTATAATTATTAACCAATAAAACTAAAAACAATGAAACACTTATTTAAAAGTTTAGCGGAATTTCAACAAGAAGTTCCAACAATTCACAAAGCGACGCAAGGTTACGGCTACACGTACGCAGATTTACCAAAAATCTTTGAAGTAATTAACCCCTTGTTAAAAAAGCACGGCTTAGGGTTTACTCAATTGATTCACGGCACGGATTTAATTACAATCGTTTTTCACGTCGAAAGTGGCGAAACGCTCGAAAGCAAAACGTCGATTCCGCAAAACGTACAATTAAAAGGAATGAATGATTTCCAAGTTTTTGGAAGTGCTTGTACCTATTTGAGAAGGTACTCTTTATCAAGTTGTTTGGGATTAGTTACCGACAAAGACACGGACGCTGGTGGCGAACAAGTTAAAACCGAACCAAAAAACATTCAATTGAATGAAGTTAAAAAAGTTGCTATTGACGATAAACGATTAGCTAAGGCAATTAAGGCAATAAGCGACGGCGGTTACACAATGGACGAACTTACAAAGACGTTTGAATTAACGCCAGAACAATTAAAAACCCTTGAATTATGAAAATAAGATGCAGCTCAATTGGTAAAATAATGACGAACCCCAAAACAAAAGGGGAAACGTTAAGCCAAACAACTAAAACTTACTTACAAGAATTAGCAGTCCAAGAAGTTTACGGCATACGAAAAGAATTTAGTTCACGTTATACCGACAAAGGAAACGAAGTCGAAGAACTTTCAATTGCGCTTTGCAACGATGTTTTGAATTTAGGCTTCATTTACAAAAACGAGGAACATTATTCAAACGAATGGATATCAGGAACACCCGACGTAAACACGAACGAAATTTTATTAGACGTAAAGTCAAGTTGGGACGCGACAACGTTTCCATTTTTCGATACCGAACTAAAAAACAAAGATTACTTTTATCAATTACAAGGGTATATGTGGCTAACTGAAAAACAAGAATCATTACTTTGCTATTGTTTGATTGACACCCCTTTACAAATAGTAGAAGACGAAATAAGACGCGAACACTGGAAAGCAAGTTTAATTGAGGAAAGTTTGGATTTAAGAGCCTTTGTTCAAGCAAAGCATACATTCGGACATATACCAAAAGAAAAGCGCGTAAAAACGTTTATAATACAAAAAGACGATGTTATAATTGAAAATATCAAAACACGAATAGAAGAATGTCGCGAATATTACAATAATTTAATACAAATCTTATGACACCAAGAGAAAAAGCAAAAGAGTTGATTGATAAATATTATAATATATTACCATTAGATAAATATGTAATAACAAAAGATGAAGATTTATCGTGGGAATATAACGATTGGAAAGAAGCAAAAAAATGCGCGTTGATTGCAGTTGATTTAATTTTAAGTGAATTTTACGCGGACGATTTTTATATAGAAGTTAAACAAGAAATAAATAAACTATGATAACACTTTTAACAATACTTTTAACCCCAGCAATTGTTTGGGGTTGGGTTTGCACTATTGCACTAACTTATAATTACTTAAAAAAATGAAAGTAACAGGAAAAATTCACTTTGTGGGAGCGCTTAGAACGGTAAGCGAAAAATTCAAATCAAAAGACGTTGTATTATTAACGGACGAAAAGTTCCCGCAGTACATTACGATTCAATTCACTCAAGACAAAACAGAACTAATAACGCAAAACAACATAGGCGAACAAGTCGAAGTAAGTATTAATTTACGAGGGCGTGAATGGAAAAGTCCACAAGGCGAAATAAAGTATTTCAACACGATTGAAGGCTGGCAAATTAACGCCGTTCAAAGTGCGGTTGAAAATAAAGGTCGTGAAGCGTTAAAGGAAACGATAATTCACGAAAGTAATTTTGACAACGACGATTTACCTTTTTGATATGAAAGTAAAACTTGAATATAACTTACCAGATGACCAATTTGAATTTGAGTGCGCGGTAAAATCAACGAAAATGTATTTTGCACTAACCGAACTTAACGACGAATTACGAAGTATTTGGAAATACGAAGACCTAAAAGCAAACCAATTTGAAATGGTTGAACGCATACGGGAAAAGTTCTTTGAAATCTTAACCGAAAACGAAATAAATTTAGACCGATGTTAATAGACGATTATAGCTTACGAGCTTGTTTACTCGAAGCATTAAAAACACGAACACGAAACCAAGTTGTAAAAGAAATAAAAGGTAGAGGGGAAAAATTCCACCAATACAATATAGACCGATTCTTACAAGGCAAAGACGTAAGTTTAGAAACCGCAAAGAAGTTAGATAAGTATATTTACCGATTGAAATTACAATAAGTTTATGCCCCTTTAATTAGGGGTTTTTTATTTAACAAAAGTTTGTTGATAAGATTTTTTGTTACTTGTTGAAAAAATAAACATATATTTGATTAATATTTAAGCAAAATAAAATTGGACTGGATTAACAAAGTAGTAAAGCACCACAAAGAATGGGTTAAGATAGTTAACTCATTTGGCGAATATTTCTTTGCTGAAGACATAGTACAAGAAACTTATTTAATGCTGATTAAATGGAGCAACGAAGAAAAACTATTTACAAACGGAAACTTAAATAAATCTTATGTTTGGTTTGCGCTCAAGAATACTTTTTTACAACACGTTAATAAAGCAAATAAAATGCAAAAGGTAAATTTAGATTCAATCGCTATGTTAGCAGACGAAACGCCAAACGTAGAAAAACACGAATCGTTTAATTACTTATTAAACCAAGTTGAAAACGTAGTTGACGAATGGCATTGGTACGACCAAATGTTATTTAACTTATATAAAGATTCCGATATGTCTATGCGTGAAATAAGCAAGGAAACAAATATATCGGTTACGTCTATTTTCCATACGTTAAAATATTGCAAAACACGAATCAAAGAAAACATAGAAGAGAATTACCAAGATTATCAAAACAAAGATTACGAACTTATAAAATAAAAATTATGGCAAAGAAAAAACTAACACCAATTGACATTGAAGAAAACACATTAATCGAACCGACTGGATTAGGCGACACGATAGAAATTGTTTTAGAAAAAACAGGAATAGCAAAACTAGC